TTCATTATACTGCAGATTGCTACGAACCACACAAAACAAAAGGCTATACTAATAATACATATAAAGTTAGAGATATTACATATACTCCTGACTTTGTAGATCCTAATGGTAAATGGATTATTGAAGTTAAAGGTTTTGCTAATGATGTTTTTCCTATAAAATGGAAACTATTTAAAAACTATCTACTTGAACTGGACAATCCTCCAGTACTATACCTGCCTAAAAATCAAGGACAGGTTTTACAAACAATAGAATTAATTAAACACTTATAATATTATGGAATATTCAGAAGATTTGGTGATCCAATTGGATGGCCTAGGGATTGATATGTCTAAAGGTCCCGAAATAACTAAGCAAAAAATTACAGGTTTATATGAACAAACTAGAGAAAATTGTTTTGGTTACATAGAAAAACTAGAATTTTTTAATAAAGAGTTTGAACCCGTATACGGTATTGGATTTTTTATTCTTGTGCGTAATGTATATCATAAATTTATGCTTGAGTATGCTACACATGTAGAACAACAAAACATAAAAGCTTTGTGGAATGATTACACAGACACGGATATGACTGTACAAGATGCAGCTAGAGCTATTAACTATAAAAGAAAAAACAATGAGTATTAAAACAATTGATAAACCAATGCAAGGTAGCGCCGGCATTGCTAAGAAAATTAACAAAGGCGCTGAGAAGATGGTGTTTGACATTCTTCAGTCTACACAGTATTCTATGCCTGTTCAGTCTACAGTTAGGGAGTTAGTTACAAATGCGTGTGACTCTCAACGTGAGAAAGAAGTGGCTATAGAAATACTAAGTGGTAAAAAGAAAGTTGAAGACTATTATATTGAACGTCACGGCGCTCAGTATGAAGACAGTAATTTTGATTCAAGCTATTACAATATAGCTTCATTAGAACATGTAAAAGATCATATAGATCTGGTATATGAAAAGAATGAAGGTGTAGGTTATTGTGATTTATTTAAAGTTACTGACTATGGTGTAGGTATAGGTGGTAGAAGATTGGAAGGTATATTGGAACTAGGTTATTCTACGAAAAGAAATACTAGTGAAAATTTTGGTGCCTTTGGTCTTGGTGCAAAAGCCGCACTATCAACAGGTGTAGACTTTTATACAATTGAAACTGTATATAATGGTAAAAGGTTTAAATGTAATTGTTATAATTACAAAACTGATTTTATTATACCTTCTTTTAATGCGCTAACAGGTCAGCCTAACCCGCATGTTATATTTAGTGATGGTACTAAAGTACATTATGAAGAAGTAGGTGCTAAGAAAAATGAAACTACTATTTCATTTGGTGTTAAACGACACAATAGAAGAAAGTTTGAAGAAGCTATTGAAGAGCAGCTAATGTATTTTAATAATGTAAACTTTAAAATTATTGAT